GTGAATGACGGGATTCGAACCCATCACAATTTGAATACTCTGCTTATAAAAATCAAATATTTAGGTAATTCCTAATATGATTAAAACCTGAATATGGGAATAATTTGATTCTATATATGAAAAACAAGGCACTTAGACTCTCAACTTTGTTCTTAGATGAGAAACAAGCCTTTAATGTGAAAATTGACCAAATTGACGGTCATACACATTTAGAGTAATGGAGTAATAAATAAAAAAAGTGCCTAATTAATTAGGCACTTAAAGGATCATTAGATTACTTTCCAGAAGTAAGTTTTATGTAACTTTTATTACATACTTATATAGTTATTGAGTTTGGTGATGTAATCAGGCATATCCTCTGCGATGAGCTTGCCATAATGTTTATAGATCATGGATGTGTCACTGTGGCCAAGCTGCTCCGCGATCCACTCTGGTGGGACTTGCCCTGAAGTTAAAAGTTGACTGGCAAAGGTATGTCGACCTTGGTTAATTCCTCTTTTACGCACCTTGGCTTTCTTTAAGTGTTTATTCCAGCGGTAGCGCAGCTCATGATATTCAAAATGATTGGATCTTTCATGGTTGATCCAAACAAAACGCACCCTTTCTGATTTCTTGGTTTTATTATCACGTTGCAGAATATCAACCGTCTTGCCTCTCATGTTTCCAGTGATTGCATATTGTTTTTTTAAAGCCGTGATTGCAGGCTCAAGCAGCTTGATTTTACGCTTACGTCTGCGGTTTTTGGTTACCCGGTAAATTCCCCGGACGTACGATCGTGAAATTTGAATTGTCCCTTTTTCCAAGTCGATATCTTCCCATGCAATTGGGATCTGTTCTGACATTGATAGTCCTGTCCAAAATAAGCATGGTAGAAGGTGTTGAATATCTAGATCCGTTTCAGTGTTCAGAATCATCGCGATTTCTGTTTTTGTAAATGGATCTGGTTCGGGAGTGTCAACCTGATGAATAACAATGCTTTGAAATGGATTGTATTGAACTTGATGTTCATCGCGCCATATTGCATGGACTTGTGAGAATCTCGTGAGAATTTCTCGGACTGTTTTATTATTCAATGTGTCCTTGAGCTGCTCGATCCACTTTTTCAACATATTGGTATTGATGTCTTTGGGATGCAACTTGCCCCATTTAGGCAAGATATGGTTATTCACATGCCCTTTGTATGAATCAAAGGTGCTTGGTGCGACTTCTTTAATCGTGGTTGTCAGATACAAATTGGCATAGTAGCTGATTTGATTTTTCTTTAAGTTTTTCGAGTTTGGAAAATGCTTGGCCAAGTTAAATTGATCCAGTTGGATCTCTAACTTGATTAGCTCTGCAAGTTGCTTTGCCCGCTTTTCATTTTCTGGTGTGAATGGCCAATCTAAAGTTTCACTAATTTTTGGCTCGGATGGATGTGGTTTCATCCAGATACGCATGCTTTTGCCACGTACTTCTAAACCTGCAGACATAATTAAACCTACATTTAAGTATTTATAACTTTGAGAGATATTTTAGAGGAATGCACCTCCATTCGGAGGTGCTTAAGAGGTGCGCTGTTAGTCGAAAGGTAGTAGGTTTTGTTCGTCTATACTGCTTCGTGCAAGGAGTTCATTTTCAAGTGATATACGAAGGTAGTGATCATCAGTTTTGCCCAATAACCAATCAATATCTTCGTCCTCCATATCTTTGATTGCCCAACCACGGTATTTGCCATAAAAAATATGGGTTGGGTACCTTGCCTGTTCTGAAAATTCATACAACTCTTCAAATGAATTAATATTTTTTTCTCTCGTTATGGCAATCAGCAACACTAAAGTTGTCCAGCAATCATTTAAAGCTGAATGTGCTTTTCGCAACCTACGTCTTTGGTCTTTACGATCTGAACTCAGATGATAAGCCAGAGCCGTTAAGTTATGTGATTCCAATTTTGGCCATAAAAAACGTGCCATTGCCAAAGTACAAATCGTTTTAACGCCACTGGTTGTGGTACCCGCTCTATTTACAGCAGCAACGTCATAATCGATGTTATGTCCAATCAAATATTCTAGATCACCATCTCGATGGTCTTTTGGCATTTTAAACTTAGTAAATGGAGGGCATTTTACTAAGTCCTCATCGATAATATGATGTACAGCCATTGCACCTAAACTTATAGGTTCACTTGGTTTGAAGCGTTTTTTGAACTCATAACCTGTGGGTAACAAGATTTGACCATGAAAGCTTACACCTACAGCTGCAGCTTCAATGATATCGCCATGTAATTTGTGGGTTTCAGTATCAAAAATTAATGCGGTCATGATTATTCCATACATTGCACACAATTTGCAGTTTCGCATTTAGCTGCAATGTGTCCATTTACAGCACTGATTTGATAACTTAATGTGCCTGAATTACAAATTAGACAATCCATCTCTGCACCAAAGGTGAGTTGTGGTTTTTGGGTACCATGTTTGTCAGTAATTGCCTGACGAGCTTTGATAATGTTTTGAAAATCCATTACGCATGTTCCTCCCAATTGAAATCCGTACCTAACCTACAAACCTTCTTCACATTTTTCTTTGATGCATTCTTCTAAATGCTTAATACATTCTTCTTTTGAATCGAAAGGCCCTTGCCAGCACTCATTAAAGAAAATATCCCACTCCTGATCCTCTTTGATCCAATCCATCTGAACTTCACCAAAGTACGGAACATCGTGTGCCCACCAAGTTTCATTGTCATCTGTGCCAAATTTAATTTTCGAGTTTTGGGCTATGACCTCAGTTTTATAAACTTCTTCAGCATGCTTGATTAGGTTAGCTACAGGTGTTCCTTTCACGAACCACAGTTTATTGATCATGCAATGATTCTTTAAAGTCTGTGGCTGTGATTCATGCGTTACCCAAGTCAACCAACAAAGTTGTGTTTTCTCGTCTTCATAAAGCTCTAGTTCATCATTCCAAGTAAAATCATTTAGATCGCAAACCATTGCTTCTTCAAACTTTAAATGTGTATCTGTCTTAGTATTCATAAACTAAGCTCCTAATACTGCAGTACTTGGCATTTGTGCCATTACAGTTGACTGATTTGATGCCCAGCGTTGACGTAAAGCCGTTTCAAAACTTGATACTGGTTTTGACTTGATACCTTTACGTTTGAGTGAATTTACGTGCGAATGCTTCTGTTTTAACTTAAAAAAATTGGGGTGAATAAGCTCTGGCGTTAATACTGCGTTAGAATTGCTGTGCATGATTGGTTCTCCAACTAAATTGTGTGACACATGCAGAAGTGGCCGCTTTTGCATGTGTGCTTACTAAAAATTAATGAAATTTGACGGTTTGTTTACGTCCACTCACTACTGCTGAAAGAAGCAAAAGTTTTAATAAAGCGCTTAACTCATCTTTATCCATATCCTCCTGCTTCTCTTCGACCTTTTCAGGTTTTGGGGCACCAATCGAATCGTAAAATTCATCGGCATACGTCCATTGGTGAATGCGACTTGGTTTTAAATTCCCTTCACGTGAATGCCATTCTTCGCACTTCGTACAATATTCAGCTGGTGAAATCATTGTGCGATCGACAAAAACCACAATCACTTCACGCTTTGGCTCTGGTAATTGGGTTGGGGCTTTAAATAATGTCGTTTCTGACATGATTGGTTCTCCTAAAGTTGGGATTAATCCCGTTGTGATGTTGGTTTTTCAAAAATCCAACAACGTTTTGTGGTACTGCTAATTTTGCTTTGAATAGCTTTATTGGCTTCGACAAAGCGGTAATGCAGGCTGTGGCGCAGTGCATTTTGTAATTCACCTACATCTGGCAATGGATAGCGATAATCCGCTGCGACTTTGTATAAATGAGCAAAATTGATTGCGAATAAATCTGCTTTAGCTGAATGGTTGAGTACCGTTTCATGGGTAGGATTCTTGATTGAATCTTCCATTTCCTCGACGGTATTCCAGAAATTCTGAACAATAATTGGATCTGACTTAAGAACTTTGTCCCGGTTCTGAGCCATTTCAAATAATTCAGACCGAACCTTTTGCTGTATGCCCTCTGGAACCAAATCTTTCAAAATATAGGTGCACAAGGCATCGAATAAAGACAACATTTGCGCATGGTTATGAATAACTCGAGAGCTTTTAATGTTGTATTTTTCGTTGTGAAGTACTTCGTCATACTTTTCCATGCCTAAACGGTAGGCTTCTAGGACTGCCTTTTCTTTTTCTACACAAAGTAGTATGAATTGGCTCAGTTCAGACTGTTCATAACGTTCTAAGTTACGTGAGGCGTATAAGCCCTTTTTGGACATTTGTTCTTTTAAGAATTTGTACTGAACAATACGTCCCATCACTGCTTCGGTCGAAACAATTTCAGCATTTTGGCTGATGATCAACGTCCCCATAAATGGTGGTTCATAGGTTTCATTCCCGCCATTTTTTACCCCTTTTGCCCCCAGTGAACCATTGTCATATAAGGTTTTGAGTGCATTCCAGTCGAATTGCTTTACTGTTCCTTTGTCCCCTTCACGGTCAGACTCGAGTAAAACGACAGGTAAGTTAGAAACTTGTCTGAAAGTACGCAATAAGCCAGAAATGGATGATTTACTTGGATCGATACCTTCATAGTTTGAGCGTCCAAATAATTTCCATAAAAAAGAAAGGAGTGTGGATTTACCTGTTCCTGGTTCACCCACTAACTCTACAAATGGAAATGATTTGTGCATGCTTCGAATTTGCTGTGCAAAAAGACTTCCAAAGAATGCCGTTAATGCCACCATGCCTCGGACATCATAAGCATCGAGCAAATCCTTAACCCATGCATCCGTGTAGTCACTAGCACTGTTATTAATTTCAAGTTGAAACGGAGCACGAGCTTTTAAATTAATCTTACGAGGAAGCTCAAAATATTCTTCTTTGTTGATGCTAAAGCGTCGACCATTTTGAACCGCGATATCACATAAAACATAGGTTTGATGTTCTTTGTGATACCCCACGTAATTGATTAATTCGACACGTTTAATGTCACGAAGTTCTCTCTTCAGAAATGCGAGTAGTTGCTTACTATTACCTTCATAAAAAACACCTGGTGCAATATGCGTTAAGCGTTCACCGAATGAACCTGCAGATGTAATTTGAGATGACGTAAATGTGTTTTTTATGGTTTGGCCACCGCGAGGGAAATCAACTTTGAAAAAGTAAGATGCTTCGTCAATTTCCTTTTGATATTGGTAATACAGACCATAGGGACGGCATTCCATCATAATTTCTACAGTTGAAGCATGCTCCAGTGCAGAGTCTCTACGTTCGGCAAGTAATAAGTCTTTTTCTTCCTGTGCCCAGTCCTCATTTTCATTTGGATTATTGAGACCTTTAAAATAGTCATCGTATTTGTCCATGTCCAACTTGAACCAAAACACTTGATTATTAAAGTCAAATGGGAAAGATTTCATGCCTTTATGCTTGTAGATAAGTATGCCTTTATCCACAGCTTTTTCTGCGACAAGCAAAGCACCGTAATATTTGTAGGTTTCTAAGTCGGTAAATTTAAGACGGTCTTGCTTGTAAAGATCATTCCAGTCCTGCTTTTTACGTCCACCCGGTGGGAGTGCAACTTCGCATTCAAAGCCCGCTGCTTTAGCCAATTCGATATTTTTAAAAATACCTTTATGACCCGCTTCGTCGTTGTCAAAAGCCCAAACCAGTTTTGGCAGTGGTTTACCCGTTTTTTCACACTCTTGGATAATTTCGGTTAAAAATATGATTGGATAATTATTGCTCGTTAGGGCTGAAAAACTGGTAATGCCTGAAAACCATAATGCGATGGTGTCGAATATGCCTTCAGTAATCCAAATTTCTTTAGATTCGAAATAATTGGTATTGGGTGTGAGCCAAGCATGCCCCGTTGATGTCCAATCTTCTTTAAAGGTGGTTTTAGGCAATACGTCTTGCTGATCAAGAACACGTTGCCACCAACCTTCATTGCCTTTTTCATCGGTAATAGGAAAACGTAGCGTAATAGATGTAGTCTTTTTTGGTTTATAACGTGTAATTGATTCTTGCGCATATAAACCTTTGAGCTGCTCTAATGGAAAGCCACGTTCTTCTACAAGATAAGCATTTACTGTGCGTAAAGGGTCCTGTGGCGTTGGCTCAAAGCGTTTTTCCCATTTTTCAAACAGTTCTGGGAAAAGGTCACGAACATGATTTTCGTGACCACATTCATTTTTACGTGGGCAGAAAACTACCCACGGTTCTTCGGCAAATGCCCAAGCGGATGCTTCTTTATGATTGCAGTCTGGACATCTGCCACGGAGTTTGTCGCCATTTGTTGAAGGTTTACGTTTAAAGCCATAAACATGTTCAAGTTTTTGTTCAACCTGTCTTTGTGTTTCTGGGAACATCATTTGAATGAACTACCTTTTTACAAATGCCGTTTACGTTTAATTTCATCTCCTGCCAAGTTGAGCAATTTTTCTTGAATACGCTCTCTGGCCAGAAATTCTATTGTTTCCTCAACTGAAGTAAGACCCAGTTGCTTTTGCACTTCTTGCACGATTTTCAACTCTTGTTCTGAAAGTGCGATTTCATGTTTGAGCATTGTTTCAGCTCCTAGAAAGCTGTTCGTTCGCGCCTTCACTTAAGAATTGGTACAAATTAAAATCATCTTCGGAATCATCGACTAAGGTATGAATAGCTTGCTTCATTGCCATTTGGCGGATGAGAACACTAATTTCGATGCCCAAAAGGTTTGATGCTGCTGTGAGTAGGTCGGTTTCATCGTTGGTTAAGTTGATACTGAAACGGTTGTCACGAAGTTGTTTTTTAATACGACGATGTTTTAAAGATATAGTGTTAGCCCTCTTTGTTATCTATCTGGTCTTTACCTTGGTAGTAGGTTTTAGAAATGATGCTGGAACGGCTCATACCTGTTTGGTTTGCTTGCTTATCGAGTTCTTTAACTTCTTCTTTTGGTAGGTAAACGATGCACCGCACACGACCACCGGTGATTTTGTTAGACCGATGACGATTTAAAGGTGAAATATTTGTACTCATACTTTATCCTAGCGGTAATAGTGATTTGCTATAGCCCACTATAGCATAAAATTTTAGTCTTTCAATGTAAAAAGGGAATATTTTTATGCCTACACTCGACCCGAATATTAGTCTGGAAATTGGGAAGCGTTTTAATGAAGAACTGGACAGGAAAAATTTGAAAGCAAAAACACTGTCTCGAGAAATTGGTGCAAGTGACAACACTTTAGGCGTATATGTACGCGGGAATATTCCTGCACAATGGGCGTATCTACACAATTTGCACCATAAAGGCGTTGATATCCGTTATGTGTTGCTTGGGATAGACCCTGACTTTGCTGGGCTGACCAGTGAAGAAAGCCTGTTATTGAAAGCCTATAGACAGTTAAGCCCTGAAGCACAGGAAGCCTTGCTTGGTCTGGGTAAAGTGATGGCCAAAGAGTCGGAGAAGTAAAAAATGATTGCCGATTAAAAAGCCCACGTCACCGTGGGCTTTTTTTATTACTCAAACTCGGTCTGAACAATTTTCAATTTTTTCTCTAGATCCATCAGTTTATAGATGAGATCGTTGTTGTTATAGATGACATCTTTTTCACCGTATGATGCTTCTAATGAATTTCTCCAGACACGAATATCAGCGATAACCATGTCTAAGCAAAGTTCTGCATCATTATGTGAATTTTCCATATATCCCCCGTGGGCAATTTGATTTAATTGAAATTGCCAAACACGCACCTCTTCTTGGTTCCAAATGGGACTTATGACCGTAAGTTCCCCATTAAACTTAGGATATATCAAGTCATTTAGCGATTGTTTTAATACATCTATATCTAAATCTTTGGTCTTACCCTCATTTTTAGATAATTCCCGCAATAAATCATTTAGCTGATCAGGACAGACTGAAAGCAGTCCCTTTGCCGTGTCATGATTAAAGGTAAATTGTGCTTTGACACAGCGATCGATCATTTCGAATAGCTTTTCACACAGGAGCTGGCTTTTCGGATTGCTGGCTTGAACGCGCGGTGCAATGGGCACGTAAGGGATAATATTATCATTTGGAATCATGCTGTTATTCCCCCAAAAATAGAATGGAGAACGTTAGCACCGCCATACATAGGTATGCCATGCTTTCAAGGAAATTTTTCCGAATTTGTGTAAATTTACGCTTTTTTAGGCGTTGCTCGTAGGCTGCCCAGTCGTAGATAGGGGTATGTTCAATGACTTGGATATTTTTTGAATGTGCAGAAGCACGGGCTTGAATCTGTCTGTTCATGACGGAAACTCTCTTTTGAAGGTTTTAAACCTACCGACATTCCTTCCACAGAATGGTGGCAGACCGAACAGGGGTGGAAGTACCGTCCAAAAGAGACAACGGCCAGTCATAGACTGCCCTGCCCGATCTACCATAGCGAGTATAGCCGATCAGACATTTTAGACAAAAAAAAGCCGCTTAGAGCGGTGTATTTTTGCTCTCTTTTGAAAATAAACAGACTTCCACATCTGTACGCAGATTTTGCTGCGTTATTACATGTTGCCGATAGTGTGCTGTTATGTCAAGATAGTGGCACTTTATTTTTATAATAAATTGAATAATAGAGGTATTTTGTGGCTACATTTTTTGGATTAGTTTTCTTTATCGCACTTTTTTCTACCATTGGCCTACTGATTAAACCCTCTCTGACTGCTCGTGGAAATAATCCAGCATTATCACGTGGGAAAATTGCCATGTTTGGCTTGGGTGCAAGTGTATTGTCTTTTGTCATGATTGGAGTGTTTGCGCCTAAAGTTGACCCTCAATTGGAAGTCGGACAGTTTTCTGATGATCAAATTGAAGTTAAAGAACAGGACGGTAGCATTGTGATTACGCCTAAAGAGGCTGAATTAAATTCAATGGATAAGAAATTAGAAACAATCAAAGGCTATAACAAAAATATTTTAGCGGTAAGAAGTCACAGTAATAATGTTTTAGAGATTGATCTACCTGCAACGGAAGTTGCTTTTACTGATTTAGCTTACATTGACCATACCAGTCGAACTATTCGAGATATTTTGATTAAGATTTTAAAAGAATCACCGCAAGAACAGTTTTCAGCTATCAGATTTGTCGTATTTGCTGACTTGAGAGATCAATACAACAACAAGAAAAATGAACCTATTTTTCAGCTTACTTATGACTATCCTGAATTGAAGAAAATCAATATTAATGATGATTATGTTGATCATCGAGTATTCATGAATTTTGCTACGTTTGGTTTAAGGAATGCAGTTGCGCATGAAATGTTTGAACAATGGTGCCTTAAAGATGATAACGCTGAGCGTTCAGGAAGTTTCTGCCAATAATTAATATTGGCAATTCAATTAAGTCATTAATTTTTTGAAGAAAACCATGAAAAAACGCATTATTTGTACGCTGCTTATGTTTAGCCTACCCACTCTTACTTTTGCCGTAGCTTGCAAAGATTTTAAAACACACCAAGAAGCACAGGCATATTTCAATGCAAAGAAATCAGGATATAAGCGTTTAGACCGTGATAAGGATGGCAGTGCTTGTGACTGTTTACCCGGTGGAAACGGTAAAAAATGCCCTAAGAGTAAAAAATAAGTAATATTAAGGAACCAGATATATGTCAATTTGTGCCACCTATCATCAACTCACTGCATCAGTAGAATCACTCATTCAAGGTAAACCTAAAGCTATTGCTACCATAAATTTATATGAGTATTTTCAAAAATTAGTTGAGTGGGGTTATGTCGATTTTAAACGTAATTTTTTGAATGATAGATTTTGCGGATTAATTTCGGATGTGCATTTTGATGATGCTCTGAATGCAGTCAAATTTGTATTTATCATTGCTGATGCGGAAGCTGAAAATCAGGTTGCACGTAACTTAGAAACCAATAAAACACGACCTTTAAAGAGAAATAAAAATGAGGGAGCAGATAAAAGAGTAAATGTCGCGATACAAGTTGATTCATCCAATCCTGCTATAGCTAAGGTTGCCCTAGAATATGAACGAGGCATCACGATAAAAAAACTTATTGATACTTTAAATTATTTCTTTAGCCATGCAAGAAAACATGGTGGTTTTGAAAGTTACTTTATTGGTGATGATCCAGTGGAACGCTATCAAAAAGCACCTAGAACTGGGCAACCAAAACCTTTAGCTTATAAGCCAAAATTAGAAATTAAGGCAGAAGTTGACCCAAGTATTATTAAGGCTTTCGAAGATGGAAAAATTCAGCACGTAGATTTTTATAAACAAGCCCAAAATAGTACAAACTTTGATGCTACTGGACATTTTAGCCAGGATAAAATTAAAGTTTCAATGAGAGTAGATACTCAAATCATCAGTGATACTTCCACATCATTTTTGGATAAAGCCGCTGATGTTATTGGTACTTTTGCCCTGTTTAGAAAAGGCCAGCCAGATATGCAAGGCTCAGTTTTTACAATTAATTTTAAAGATGAAAATGGAAGCCCTCGTACTGCGGAATATGATGCTGATGATGAAGTTTTCCGTTTAGTCAAGAAAGAATATTTCCCAGAAGAACTACGACAACCTATGTCGGAAGAGGATGAAAATGGTGAGAGTCCTGCTCGTACCAATATTAACCTATGTGATAGAATGTTAGCTAAAATATAGTCGTCCTACCTATAATTAAGGAGGTAGTTATGCTTGAATTAATATTTAAGCCATTAAACTATCTTAGTATAAGATGGGATAATGGAATAATTAATAAAACTCGTTTTGATTTTATTATTCCTTTATTAATTGCATTTATAATAAGTGCCATTATGACCTTTTTATGGTTTAAAATTGGCACTGATAAATCTAATATTTTTACCAATGATCTGACATATTATTTAATTTGTTTTTTACAGACAATGCCAGGGTTTTATATCGCTGCTTTAGCTGCGATATCAACTATCAATAGTACGACTATGGATCAACCAATGGCTGGTGATCCTCCTAAAGAAAAATATGTTGAATATAATCCATATAAAGTTTTTTGGATTGAAATGAATAGAAGAAGATTCTTAGCACGATTATTTTCTTATCTAACATTCATCAGCATCGTATTATTTTGTTTTTTATTAATTATTCGATTTTCATATAGTTTAGAGATTAAAGTTTCTTCATTATATGCAGTTTATATAACTTACTTTTTTTCTTGTTTAGTTGTTATTTTTTCACTTGTACAGTTAATAATGATGACTTTTTTAAGTCTTTATTACTTAGGTGAAAGAGTACATAAAAATTAAATCCCTCACTAAGAGGGATTTTTTATAATTTAGATATATAAGTACCAGATAATAATTTACGGTGATGATGCTGTTTTGCTTTCAATGTTCCTTCTTTGTCTAAATCCCAGCCAATATACGAGCCATTTTCTAATATTCGCCTAGAATCTCCCCATAAAATAAAATTGATATCCATCTCTTAATCCCAACTTGAACTGGATGAGGATCCGCTATCATAACTCGATGAACTTTCTAAACTGCTTGACGAGCTACTGTCATGAGATGAATTGCAGTGTGATGGGCTGGAATCAAAAATTCGATATTCAGAAGAACGCTTAATTCGACACGGTTCAGAAACATCTGAATGCTGCATTTGATTGATGTTTTGCTGATGCATAGCTAATAAGGTTACATCAGTGTTGTTGTTATAATTTGTATGTTGAACAGAACGTGTTGCGGGTAAAATTGCTGCCCGTACCTTTAATTGTTCAGCTTTACAGTTGCATTTAACTTTTGATGAGAAAAACCAGCGTCGATTGCATATAGAACATTTAGCCATTTTCGTTATTCTCCATATTTTCATCATTAGCAGCCTTGCGTTCTGTTAATTCTTTAATGGTTTGTAGTCTTATTTCTGGGTTTGGTCTGGCACTCGGTGATATTTCATGGGTAATTTCTAATATTGCTGCTGCTGAAAAACTGCAGTGATAATTATTGCATTGCAAATAGATATTTCTTAGTAAGGCATGGACCGATCTGCTGCTTCTTATTGACATACCAGAACTGCAATGGGGGCATTGATAACTTGCGCTTCTTGCCATAAAAACGTCCAAAGAACATATATTTATCCATTATATTTATTTAGGTTAAATATTTGTTATTTATTTTTAATTTTTATTACCAGCTATTGATGAGTAAATTTTACAAAGGCTAAGGAAATAGCAGGTAGAACCATTTTAGTTGAAATTCTCCCTTATTTCCTTTTGGCCTTTATTGCACTATTTCCTTATTCAGTATCGATTTTGACCTGTTGAATCATATCCTTTTTGGCATTCAGTCGTGGCATTTCACGATTAAGACGTGCTTCGGCTGCCTTTTTTGATTGGTACAGATAGTCAATCACTTTTGGATTGGATTGATCACCTTTAGTCACCACAAAACGCGGCTGCCTTGTTTTTGGATTGGTTGTGTAAAAAGCCTTTAAACCGGTGTAAGGCTTAACTTCCAATTCGTTATGCGCGATGAATTTACCGGTTTCCGGATCCAGCAAGGTAAACTCACGGTCAAGTCTGGCTTGCGCTGCGTCTTTAGTGACATATAAACGTGTGAAATGCTTCGGATTGGACTGGTCGCCTTTGGTCAGTGCAACAGCTTTATCGCCCACCTGGTAATACACCACGACTCCGGTCCATTTTTTGTCTTTTTCCGTTTCAAACTGGTCTTCAAACAGTTCTGCTACATCATCTGCATCCGGAAAGAAAACTTCCAGCTCAATGGCTGTCGTAAAGCCATTATCTGCATCCAGGGTATGAACAAGTCTAGTACCCAGCCAGTAAATATCATCAATCTGTTCTTTTAAGCCATCAAACAAAAATGTCATTTCCGGAATGAGCTCAGGCTTTGCCAGGGCAAGGGTATAGTTGAATGTGACTGCAGTACGTTTGAGTTCTGCCAGTTTGGCCTTTGCTGCCAATGTCGCGGACTGTTTGTCCTGGTGAATGTGGCGGAGTTCCTTAATATTCTGGTTACTGGCATCGCCATAAACCACTTCAAGTTTTTTTGCCTTTTCAGCATCATAATACCAGGCCCGAACTGCGGTAATTTCTTCCCCCCCGTCGGTATCACGATAGCTATGGTTATCGCCCTGCTTTCTGGTAATGAGGAAAGTCGGCAAGCTTTGTCCGGATACCGTTTGTGCAGCACCTTTAGGCATAAACAGCAAGGTGCCATTTTTAACCGATGCCAGGGCATCATGCTCGTCCGCCAGCCGGGTGAGCAGATTGGCATTGGACTCATTTTGCACCAGGTTAATAATTTTGTGCTGGCCCAGTGATTCATGCACGTTTAAATCCAGTTCATGTTCAAAAGCAATAACCTGCAGCACAGACAGAAGCGTAACGTTATTAAAGCTGCGTTCTTTTTTCTGTTTGAGACCAGACTTCAGGTCGGCACTGGTGGCGCGGATAGTAAGTACATCCGGTGCACCGCTATGCTCTACCTCTTTAACGGTATATTGGCCCTTATAAACCAGACCTTCATTGCTCCAGCCGAGCCAAGCCTGAATGACTGCCCCTTTAGGTGGAAGTTCCAGTTTGCCATCATGGTCGGACAGTTGAATTTCAATAGAATCGGATTCAAAACCACGGTTATCTGTGATGATCAGGCTATTCAGCCGTTCAGTTGCACGCTGGGTAATATCCTTTCCATCGACCAGCACTCTAAAAATGGCATGCGGATAGCTGTCATCCAATTTGTCCGTAATTGCAGAGACAATACTCATTAGAACAGGCTCTCCGCTACTGCACCCATTACTCCGGTAATGAGTGAACCTGCTGACTTGGTTTTGCTCAGCTTCAAGCTGAATTCGACTTTGCGTGGTTTACCATTTTTAAAAAAGTAGGTCTGGGTTTCATCGACTGAATCGAGTTTCCATAGCCCGTAAATTTTCCCATTACCGGCAATGAGCGGAAATGATTTTCCGGTATTGCCCATTAGACGCAATGCGGTCAGGGACAGTTGAGACCCGAACTCCGGAACAATGGATCCGTCCAGGGTAATGGTGTCTTCACCTGGGCCAAGGTACTGGTATGCCGGAGCTTCTCCAACGCGAGAATTGCTGGCATGTCGCCAGCTGGTACTACGTTGCAGGCTTTGATAGGTGGCTGTTGGTATTGAAAATACGAACATGCCGAAGATCATCATCATTATGTATTTTCCTTATTCTGAGTCGTGATAACTGTCGCGTACACGTTGCATTTTTTGACGCTGACGCTGATCCAGCATATTGGCGACGACCTGTGCGATCTGCTGTACGGACTGTCCAGGCTGAGCATGAATGTGCATGGTGATGGTATCGCCCTGGATAATGACTTCACCACGGCCAGCTGCTGCCGGTTGAGCGTGTGAAGTTTTGATTTTGGCCAGTGCCGGTGCAATGTTAATTTTTTGCATCAAGCCTGAAATATTCGGGTTGAAGATGCCAAGCACGTCAGCAAACTTGGTTTTAAGATCCGGGTAACCATTTTGCAGGCCTACGCCCAAGCCACTCATAATGTGACCGCCCAGCCCTGCCATGACGCGGGATGGGCTTCTAATTTTTTGTTCCGCTTTGAAATAAGAAGGGATATAGCTTGTTACTTCTGCCCAGATTGTTTTGAGTTTGTTAAAACCTGATTTGATACCATTGACTAAGCCATCAATGATCATGCCGCCAAAGCCGGTAAATTTGGACGGTAGCTCAATGCCAAACCAGCTCATGACTTTGGCGAATGCGGCATAAAACAGTCCGATTGGGGACCAGTTAATAATGAGTGCCGATACGCCTTTAATCCCGCCATTAAATGCAGTTTTGATGGTATTCCAGATACCGACAAAGAATCCTTTAATCGGTTCCCAGTTCTTATAGATCAGAAAAGCAGCCACAGCGATGGCGGTTATGGCCAGCCCGATTGGATTCATCAGGAACAGGCGTGCTACAAACATGAAGGCTTGTCCAAGTCCCAGGAATGCGGCTTTGGCAATGCCAAAAACGGTCGGCAAGGCTTTAAATACGGTCATGGACATACGTCCGCTTAGAATCAGCGATGACAGACCAAAGCGCAGGCTGGCTATGCCCAATATGAGAGGTGAAAATACAACTAATGCACCACCAATCACCACCAGACTGGCAGCAATACCCAATAAACCCACACCCAGCATTTTAGCCAGTGTTGGATTGCGTTCCATCCAGCCATTAAAACCTTGAAGTGCAACAGTCGCGGTTTCAATGGCTTTGGTATAGATAGGCAAAATGGTGGTACCAAACTTGAGATAAGCATCATGCAGGTTGGCTTTGGCTTCGATTTCCTTACCCGTGGTGGTCCCCATGGCTTTAGAATTCAACTGGTCAATATTGTCTGCACCGGCATTCAGTCTTGCATTCTTATGGATCTGGTCGCGCTGCATGTACATTTGAGCAAACAGGTTAGATGCAGTCCGGTTGGTGAAGATACTGCCCATGGCATCGATAATGTCGCCTTCTTTGGTGATACCTTTAGACTTTAATTGCGGTACCAGTACCTGTTCCATCCATGCAAACTGGTCCTTTTTAAACAGTTCTGCCCCTTTAATGGCCCCTACATCCAGGAATGATATCTGCCCGGATTTGTCATGCTTAACTTTGCTAGGATCTGAAATCAGGCCAAGTCGCTCCAAGTTATTTGCTGCACGTTTGGTGGTACGTCCCTGGTAAACGTTTTGATAAGCCGACATCATGGCTGTACCGACACGGAAGCCACCCATTTCCTGAACTAAAGGTTCCAGTTTGTAGTAGAAAGCTTTGTTATCGATACCTTTGGCAGCAATACCACCAGTCTTGATGACGTTGAGCCATTCTTCCGCCTGGACACGCCCGCCGGTTGCGGTAATGACCTGTTGAATGATATTGGCTTGTTCATGGAAGGCTTTTTCACTTTTTAAGCCATTACGCATTTCGATGACTTTGAGCATATCCATGAATTTTTTTTCATTTTCTGCACCGCTATCGCCATACATGGCTTCATTGGCAAATTTCATTTTTGCCAGGGTTGGAGCCACCATTTGGGCATGGTGTACGTCGGCAAATGCCGTTACACCATCACGCACCAATTGCAAGTTGTCCAGGGTCGAAGTACCAAAGGTTTGCATGGCTTTGGCATATTGCACGGCTTCTTTAGTCGCTTCTTTGCCTAAACCTAATGATGCGATGCGGTTTTCCTCCACATCCATACGTTTGGTTTCATCAATTGGCTTGCGCATGGAGTACATGACACCGACACCAGTGGCAGCTGCACCGGCACCATAAGCGGCAGCCGTTCTGGCATTGGATGCAATTTTTTGATGACTTTGCTGCATGCGGTTTAAGTTCTGCAGGTTCTTTTTCTGCTTGTCGATTTCAGAATTGGTTCCCTGAATTTTATTTTTCAGATTCTCCTGGTGCTGTGCCAAATCTGTCGACTTTAAACCGGCCTGGTTCAGCTCCTGACGCAATGCAATCAGCTTGGGCTTCCCTTCAGTGATGACCTTGTTTAAACGACGTGCTTCAGTCTCGGCTTTTTTAAGTTCAGCCGATAACTGAGAGTTTGGATTACGGGATAACTGGTCTTTGAGTGATGAGATCTTTTTATTGGTTTTATCCAGTTCCTGAGTAGCCTGTTTCACATCCTCCTTGAGCTTTCTGAAGGTTGCGATTTTATTTTGTTGGCGTTCCAGGTCTCTTAACTGGTCATTGGTTTTTTTTAAAGCCTTACTGGCAGCATTACTGCTGCCGACAATGACCTTTAAAGCGGGGCTAAGCTTGTTTTTTGCCCCAAAAATGACTTCAAGTTTTAACGCTTTCATTCGGCATCTGATCCATTTCGTTCAATGGCTTTTTGATGCCATTGCATCAGTTCTATAAGTGACATGTCTTCAAAGGCTTGCGGTGGCCAGTGGAACACCACTGCAATATTGGCCATTGCATCTTCTACTGTTGGAGTGACAGTTCCGCACGCACTGATTTCGGTTGCAAAAAATAGATCACCGCTGCACCCAGCTGAACGATATCTGCAGGTTCAACTGCACCGCTGTTCAACAGGTTTTGTGACAGTGTTGGTGTGGTACACAATGGCAAGATGGTACAAATGGAGTTCACGTCACCATTCAGGATTTCGGAAATACGGATTTTTCGCAGTGCAGGTACGCTTGGTTTACGCACTTCAATTTGAGTAAATACTGTTGATCCGATTTTGATGGGTTCATCCAGGTCTACAATCTGAATATCCGGGTTTTGGGTAATGAGTTTCTGGTTCTCAATTTGATCCGGAGTCGGCACTTGAACTTGTTCTTTGTTGCTTTCTTGATTTTGCATTTCATATTCCTTAAAGAAAATTTAAATAAAAAAACCTTCTGCAGTACGAAACTACAGAAGGGCAGGAAAATTAGTGGCCAATGTTGGCACGGTGCTTTTCTAACAGATCTACACCATTAACGTTTTCAATCAGGTTCGGGATATCAATGTCGACTTTAACGACGCCATCGATACTGAGCTTGTAAGCTGACCAGATGGTTTTGATGGAGGTTTCAGTGTCATCCCCGGCTTTCTGGTTGCCGAAATCGATTTCTTCATGACGACCACGAACAATAATTTCGACTGCAGAGGCTTCGCCTGTGTCATCACGCTGGTATGAACCGGCAAAACGCAGCATGTGTTCGCCTACGGTTGCAGCGCCAAACTGTTCAATTACCAAGGCATCGATACCGCCAAGCTTCCAGTTGAACTCGGTAATGTCATCGCCTAGACCTAGATCGATTTTGACATTGCCGTTCATGCCACCACCACGCCAGTCTTCAAACTTGCGGACCAGCTTTGGAATGGTGATTTCACCGGTTTGGCCAAGGTAAGAATTACCTTCGTTAAACAGGTCCATCAGTTTTAATTTTTTAGGTAAAGCCATGTGCTGTTTTCCTTATGTTTTCTATGCTGTCATACGTGCAGCAAAGTCACCTAGGTAACGATCTGTAATGCGTGAACGTAGGGTTAAATCTTCAAGTGGTGGTACTGGGGTAAAGTCATAATCCAGCAGCAATCGACCTGATTTGAGTGACTCTTTTGAGTTTGCAGAAGGATCGAACCAGCATTGGGCATCGATGATGTAGCCCTGGCCTTTCAGGTCACGGAATTTGGCATTGATGCCTTCGACGATGTCGCGTGCCAGGCTTGGATGAAGTGGCTTGTCGACTGCCCACATGTGCCCTTCTGCCATGGTGTCTGCCAGGATCTGAGCAGTACGGGTATAGTTTTCAAAGGCAAATAAAGGATCGGCAGAACAGGTACGGGAACCCCAGAAGCGGAAACCGTCACGCTGAATTAATGTGGTGATTTCGTTCGAGTTGAGGTAACCGGCATCGGTTTCCATGCTTTGCAGCTGCCAGAACACATCTTTTGAAATACCGGTAACGCCATTGACTGCAACGTTGGAAAGGGTTTTATGCCAGCCGGTGTCATTGTCGATTTTGGCACGTAGGCCCAATGCTCGAGCAGTTGCTTCGAAGGTCGTGGTTGATGAGGTTACAGTGTTCCAGCCCAGGAAGTCTGGCCAGATGATCATGGTTTCGCGGGAACCAATGGCATCACGATAAGCAGCTGCTTCTTCCTTGGTTTCACAGCTATTTGCCGAAACGTAAACAAAGGCACGCAGTTTTTCTGCAATACCGCCAAAAGCTGCGGCAACTGCTGCAGTATCCAGCCCTGGTGCACCCAAGATACGTGGTTTCACTTTGAGGTTTTGTTCAGCTGTCAGCAAGGCTTTCATGCCGGTGTATTTACCGTTGACCTGCCCACCAATGACTGCGGTGGTTTGCTCTGCCTCGGTTTCTTTGCTTGCCACACGCACAATAACGACTACTGCATTGGTCTGGTCTGCAATGGCCTGTAATGAACGTGCCAGGGTACCTTGAGTCCCTGCTTTTTCAACTGAGCCTTGTACGTCGGTTAAAAGTACTGCTGTGTCTAATGGAAATAACAAGGGATCTGCATCTTCTGCAGTTGCGACCATGCCAATGACTGCGGTGGAAACCGTGCGGATGGGACGTGTGCCTTCATTGAGTTCTAGAACCCGGACACCGTGGAAATATGAATCTGTAGCCATAAAATTAGCCTGTGATCTGTTGTTTTATATACAGATGACAGGCTTACAAAATGGCTTTTTAATTGCGATGGGATTCTGTTGTATTTCGGCTTTTTACAACAATATCAGTTTTTATTGATGAGCTTTAACACGTCTGGATTTTGCGCCAAAAATTCAGCCAGCTTTTCTTCTGGTGACGTTTCCTGATGAACCTGTGGCTTTTGGATGAGTTCCCATTTGAAGCCATTCCAACGTGGCCACTGATCTTCTGGCCATTCAGTTGGCGGTGCAGTTTCGACACAGCCAGCCGGCAATGGAAAAATACCAGGTTCAAGTGGTGATTCATCTGCCACTGTTTTACCGACAAATAGTCCAGAATAGTTAGTTTGATACACTGTAATCTGATTCATGGTTTACTCCTTAGTAGCGGATGCAGGCAAGCCAAGCGATGTTCCGTGGACGGTTTTCATTGCCGACAGTTCCATTTGGGTTTGGATTATCACCACTATATTCAGTGCCATCACTGGTGTAATAAAAATAGTTGTCCCAATCCAGACCACCATTTGAACCTAATTTTCCAGCAGTTACTGAACGACCAAATGGCCAAGGTGTGTTTACATAGTTTTCACCCATAGAATGATGTTTATGTTTTAGCACTTGTTGCGATTGTCTACTGCCGACGACACGCCCTGCATCGATACCACGACCATCATCTGCATAACGTGGAAATTCACCACGTGCATCTGGCACGTTAAATGTGTTTACACCATCACCAGCACCGAAATAAGTACCAATCGCAGCAAACAGATCTGCGTATGCGGTACGTGAATAGGCAGCACCATTACATTTCAACAGGCGATATCCGACAGGAATATTTGGTGTTGCCAATTCAATTACTGTGCCTGGTGGACAATCATTAAATTTGGCTTCATCTGCACTCATGACACCTAAGTTTTGACGTGCCAAAGGCTTATTTAAAACATCTGAAAGATTATTTTTTTGTGCCAATGGGTATGGGTCAGCACCCAAAGGTTCATTTTGAACAATCAGGATTTTTGCACCAGGATAAGCTTTGCCTAAAGTGATGCGTGTGGATGATGTTGCCTGCCATCCATCTACACCGGTCTTTTGGGTAATTCGATCACCATTGATATAGACAGCAGCACCAGTGGTGGTGGTTTCACTCAGATCGACAATGAGTTGATCAGCCACTAATGACTGTTCTTCTTCAATCGTGTTGACGAATACTTCAGCAGATCCAGCATCTGCCCATTCTGTATCGCCATCGGCATTGGTTTTTTTCTTGAGTACTTGGCCAATGGTACCGCCTGGAAACATATTTGCAGGGGTCAGTGTATTCAGGATCCATTGATGTGTTGCGATGATCACATTGGGGTCGAAGTTTAGTTCAAGTACTTCAGGGTTTGAAATCACAAATGGAATTCGATAAACCGAATCTTGTGTAACTCCTTCTGCAAGTGTTGGCTTGTGAACTTCAGGTGTATTACCGATCAGCACCATGTTTCCATTGCGGTCAAATAGCGCGATTTCACGAACCACAAAGCCTTCAACAGTCACTGGAATAATCATTTCAGCAGTGTATTTGTTTTCGTTTTCGGGATCTTGATAAATGCGATTAATGGTTGCACGGTATTTTTCTCGAATTAGCTGAATCATTGATTCATTCGGAACCATTGCATTACCACCACCATCACCCACGGCAAAGTGGGTGATTTCGATGGTGCGTTGTTGGCTGACGGCTTGGGAGACTAGAGAAAGGCCAGTCGATGTGTAGATTGTTTTAAACATATTTTTATCCAGAAATTATTTATGAAATACATTTAATTAAGGAATAGTCTACAAGTGCATGCTGATAACCACCTGATGCATTATAGTGCACCGAATCAGTTAAGCGTCTTACAATGCCGTCGCGTTCATTTGCATATACCCAAGTGCCAAACCCAGAACCCCCGACCTTAACAAAGTAATCCTGAATGTCTGTCGCATAAGCAACGGTACGATCCGCCTTGCTCAAGTCTACAATCATGGCTGCATAGGTTGCATATGTATCAAACTTGATGCTCGAATTCTTAACTGCACGGCTCAGACAACGATACCCGGTTTTAGTATCAAAGGAACATGAAGCGTGACTCACATAAATACCGTTTGCTTCACTTGAACCGAAACGCGAATACACCTCTTTTGCCAAAATCTTCAGATTGCGATTCATGCGCCATTGTTCACCTCGAACGATAGCATTTGTGAAGCCATCTGCATCATCACCACTCGGCACACTTGCAGCAATCACAACTTTAATTGCAACACTCGCAGTTTTGATGCTATCAATCATGCGCTGATAGTAATCACAAATAAATTTAGCTTTTGAAATTGCCATTCCATCGGTCGTGATTGACGACATGTCATTCGGTCCAAAGCCAATGAATACAAAATCAGGCGCAGCAATAGAGTTATTACTCAAGAAGTAATTGTAGTCAAATGCGTTTGTTGACGGATTATAAAATGGGTTTGTACCTACGCTAGGAATAACCGCAGTAAACAATTGGTCAATCGACTTTCCAGCATAACCGTTATGCTTCACATCTGCATAAGGTGCAGCGAGTGAGCGAGTACCTACGAAGTTTAACTTTGTATAATTGTTAGCAGCTTGCAAGTCATACAGTGCTTTTAGCTTGTCACCATATTCAATTAATGAATCACCAATAAAATGAACACTCTTTGTTGCATTAACAGCGTTGTCAGCCACTACTTTGACGGCTACAGTTTGGGAATCTAACTCAAAGCCTGCTTTGCTGCCTGAGATTGTAAAAGCTGTTTCACCTGCCGCTGTCGGCTTATACATCCAACGCTCAAACTGACGCAATCCGACAAAAGTGGATGGGAACAGTAGTGTGAAATCCACATTTTTATCTTGCGTAATATTGTCAAAATAAAGCGATGTTTCAGCACCGACAAAACCGTAGATTTTCTTTGGAACAATCAATGCGGATTCATTGAACTCATCAAGGGCTTCTTTGGATTGAAGCACTCTTTTTAGTTCAATGTTAGTTGCGTTCACATGACGGATGCCAATTGGTGAAACATAGGTATTTTGTGCTGTCCATGTAGCTGCTGTGCGATAACGACCGTTCACGTATAAAGCATTTGGTAATGCTCCTTTTACCACCCCAACATTTGCAACCAATGCTCCATTTTTATCCTGAGTTTCATACGTGATGCAGTAACGCGCACCCAGCATTGCGGTTGTGACAGTTTTCAATGCTGTGGTTTTTGGGTCACATGTAGGGACAAGCAGACTTTTAACGCGCTTCGCTTTTGAATCCAGCTCAACCACTGTTTTACTTACATGAGTTGCTAAGGCATCATTAAGTGGGTTTGCTTCAAGCGTGGTTGATGAGTAAATATTTACGACTAAATATTTCGCAGTTTCATCATAGATAAGCCCATCAAACTGCAAAGCATTAAAATCCGAACTTGGTGTTAAATCACAGCCGAAACCTAAAATTGAAGCACTACCAGCACTGATAACAGGATCTTTAACATCAATTGCTGTTGTAATACTTGACGCGGTATATTTATCAAATTGAGTCGATGTTATTGCTTTAGACAACTTACTGTAAGGTACAACAGGAAGATCAGGAGCATTAATATTAGCCGCCCACAGAGCGTGTAGCTTAAGTCCTGTAGAGCCGCTCAAGTGTCCGATTGTAAAACGGATTCTAGAAACATAAGCAGGAGGTGTAAGCGCAAACTTGACTGTATTATCACCAGTAGTTAAGGCTTTATTCCCAATAATACTGACATTAGCCTGTACACGTTGCCCAACATCATTGTAGTAGTCAGCATTGATATAAATGTTCTTTGCTGCTGTAACACTTAGAAGCATTGCAACTTCAAATGAAGGTGCCTGAAGTTCATCAAGATACAATTCTAAATTAAAAGTCGTATTGTTTGCTTTAACCGCAGTTTTACCGAAATCAAACTTTTCGTTTGCGATAAATGTTAGACCTATCGAGCGTAAACGTCCTAACCATGTTCCACTATCAACAGCATCTTTAAAGAATGTATCAATGATTAAGTTACGTGTATTTGATAAATACAATGCCGTATCGTTTGTATACGCTTTCGCCTGCGTCAACGGATCATAAGCACTCTTTGTCAGCGTTGTGCCGTTCCAGCGGTTTGTTCCTTGTCCCCATGTTTGTGTTCCCGTCGGCATTTCATTGATAATGACAGTACAATTCAAAGGCAAAGTTGATTTAATTGCATTGAATTCTGCATAAGTATTAAATTCATAATGCCCTTGCACAATTTCAGACTTACTCGCTTTTTGCTGATTTAAATATTCAGTCCGTGCAAGCAATGCCTTGGCCTGTTCATTCATATTTCCATTTGGACCGCCTCGAGCTAATTCAATACCGATTTCACGGACTGGAACCCATGCAGCTTGAGCTTCTAAATTTGGCATTACATATCTACTCCATTCAATTTTTTTGTACCGTCTAATAACCACGTTCCGTCTAAGTAAAGTCCGCCTGCAGCTTTTACAAACTCAGATTCATGACCAGCCTGTGTCATAGCATTCACTTGTAAATTTGATGGGCTTTCTAATAAAACAGTGGTATCAACTAAGTGCGAACGTAAATTTTTATAAGCACGAACGACCTTGAATAATTCTTTGTAGTCAGTGACAGATACGCTGTCTTGGCTAGTCTGAATATAAAGTTTGAATGTATATGGCTTACCGACTGGCACCATGTTGAACCATTCCTGGACGATCACTGGAAAGCCTAAAGAATTCAAAGTAACTTCAAGTGATTCAACTGTGCCTTTAATAGAATTGTTATAAAGTGAAGTCTTAATCACTTGACGTTTCTGTGCATCCGACCAGCTTTTATTCCAAACATCAACTGAACGTTCCCACGCTAACCAAGGCAAAACTTCAACTGGTGCAGTCATTGGATCGTTAAAGCTGCGGATATTGATTTCAATATTTGAAACACGTGCAAATGCAGCTTCAAAATTCATTTCAAACTTGGTGGAGTTTGGGGGCAAGAGCTTATTCATACAGTTGCCCTCAGAATATTGATACCGGTGCAGAAAGCCACTTGACCAATGGATGTATCGATATTGCCTGCAGGTGAAATCAGGTTGACTCGACTAACACCAGGCTGATGCAATGCTTGATAAATTCCTGATAGAGAAATGCCGTCATTAAATGAGTGACTTTTTTTTGTATATTCTTGGGCTGCCTTATAGCAGCTGTCTAAGACAATATTTTCATCTGGACCTTCATCAATAAAGATTTCCGCTTCAATGCTGTAATTTAGAATTGATGCTGAATAAACAATTGGTCGATCCGTCAAAGGTCGAATGGATTTGGCATTTAATGCTGCAGTCACGATATTTAAAAGATCTTCTGATGCAGTGCCATCGCCTTCTGTTGAAAGCACATAGATATTGCAAATGGCTGTTGGATGATTGTTTTCATCCAGCGGTGCATAGGGATAAATGTCTTTGACCCGTGCATCTGCATTCAGACCATGAAAAATATATGAACCTTCACTGCCTGCTGTGGTTTGTCCTTCCGGTGCAAGCTGGACACGTTTACGCAAGGACTCATTTGATTCTTTAACTTCTGGTGTGGTATCCGTTGCCGGACTGATAATCCGTCGTGATAGATTGCGTTCAGCTGCTTTGTGGTCGAGATCTGCACCTTCCGCATAGGCAAGCAAAACTGCACGAGCCTGGTTATTGGCATCCTGACGGACCAACATTTCACGATAGGCAAAGACTTCTGCCAGTTTCATGGCTGGATCCGATTCAAGCAGGTCAGGAAACTCTGGATCGACTTCACGCATTTTCTGATAAAAATCTTCCAGCCCTTCTTTTAAAATAATTTCGAAATCGATCTGTTTCACCACATCGGGTGGTGCAAGTAAGGATAGGTCGATGGCTGTAGATGAGTTAATGCTCATGTTAAAGCTCCAACGAGTAAAGGTATGTTCATATTTAAGCTTTGACCGGATTGGACGATTGTTCCTTCAAGATTGAGGACCGTTTGCCCTTGATTTACTTCGCTGATATAAAGCTGGCTGATCTGGATACGTGGTTCCCAGCGCAAAATTGCTGAATAAATGGTGCTGTAACATTTGAGATACAGTGCTTCACTGGTAGGTTGATCCAGTAAATTTGCGACTTGTGTTCCATACTCACGACGCATGAGTCGTGAGCCAATAGGCGTACTGATAAGGTCTTCTAGTGACTGACGAATGTGGTCTAATTCGCTCAGCTCAGTTCCACTATGTCGTGACATCATTACTGTGGTCCTCCAGTCGGACTTGGACCTGGTTCAACACCTGAATGTGTATGTTCTTTTAAGCTGATAGATCCAGCGGTGACATTGGCTTCAGTGCTGAAATGACCTGTTGAATGACTGCTGCCCTGGACAAGTTGACTGCCACCAACGGTATTGTTTCCGGTCATTGCAACACTGCCATTGACCTGAACATTGCCATTGATAGTGGTATCTCCATTTACCGTTACACCACCTGGTGCAGTAAGAATGGCTTTACCGCCTGCAGGTAAGATTGCGGTCAACTCATGACTGGAAACGTCATAAGTAAAAATGCAGCCATCTTCAAAAATACGGATAGTTTGATTCAGGTCATCTGAAGGAGACGGATTATCTGCATTATTAAATCCGGCAATGGCTACACCCATTTCCAGTACACCGGATGGACTTAGCACCATGACTTCCTCACCAATACTTGGTGGATCCCATGTTTTGGTTTTTCCTGCCCTTAAAGAAAGAAAACGAAGTTTTGCAGTCGTAATCTCGCCAATGGTGACGGTGACTGTCGTAAATGGTTTAGCCGGATAAATGGCCTTGATTGTTCCGAAGCGAATCAGGTTTTCAAGGCGTCGATGTAGTTCTGCGCTCATGCTGCAATCGTGTTGCAGTCATTTCGTTATTGCATGTGGTTGCTGTTGTATTTAGGCTTTTTACAACTCATTTTATGGCTTGACTGACAGGTAATCTAAGACATCGTTTTCAATCATTTTTATTTCTTCATCCGTAAAGCCCAGCAGTTCCCGGCTGTCATATTTAACGGTTGGACCATCACGGTCGACCTTATCTCTTAAACCGAACTGGTGAACCCGGGCAATAAAGGCCACTCGACCGGCAAAGCCAATGGCTATGCCTTGGGCTGTTCTTTCCATACGCATGTATTTGGCACTTTTGATGACATTGAACATTTTATTTTTGATTTTGTTTTTTTTGTCACGCAGGCGGTTTTTCCGTGGCACATATGTACTACCATCCGGATTTTTCTGTTTGGTAATACGCGACTTTTGTGATGCCCGAAGTTTACGGGCAATATGCATTTCCAGTTTGCGTCGTTCAGCATCACTGAGCTGATGTAGCATTGCACCCAGATATTCTGTCAGTAACTCTAAATCAGCCATAAAAATCCTTATTTATCAGGTTATGCCGAAATCCATTCTGCAAGTACTTCACCGGTTTGATTGTCGATGAGCTGCATTGGCTGTGAATCCAGAGCTGTTTCATACTGAGGTTCATCCGGGAAACTGATATTCAGCTTGCCGTCATCCTGGCGTTTTACAATGACACGTTCAGTCACAGGAAAAGTCAGCGATAGATCTACGGTATCATTGTTTAAAATTACCGTTTCAAATTTGAAAGCTTCTTTGTTTTTGTCCAGGTTAATGAGCAGTTCAGACTGGTTGACACGTACCCAGTCCAGTAGCGGAATCATGACAGCATCTAAATCCCCGGCATATTCAGTCAGAATGAAATTAAGGTCATAGACGTATTCAAAAGAAAGACCGCTCACACCGGTGCAACGGACATTGCCTTTGTCGGTAAAAATCAGCATGCGTTCTGGATCCCGCTGCAGTTCTTTGACTGCAGCAAGGATATGACTACGAAGGCTATCGGGCTTTTTCATTTTGTTGTTCCTGGATCTTGATGACTGAATCAACTTTTGCAGCGCAAAGTGCCCTGGCCAGTTCTGTGGTTTCTAATGCAAAAATTAAATCTTCATTGGTTTGAATATTTAATAAAGGCTTATTGCACCTGGTCAGAACCGGATAAAGCGGAGTGGACCACGTTTGTTGCACCGGTGTTGTTGAACAAGCTACGAATAGCATCGGGCACAGGCTGACTAGCCCAAGTTTTAGCATCCTGGTCATGGTTTAAAATCTCTTTAATCGTGATTTTTCGTTGTTCTGAATTCAGCTGCAGTTCATCCTGAAATTCTTGCAGGTCGGAAATAGCTTGAGCCTGGCTAGTGATCTGCTCCTTGATATTGGCAATGTTCCTATTTTGAGCATCAATAAGATCCTGCTTTTCAGTTAGCGTGGTTTCTAACTGGCCAACTTTTTGCTGCAGATGGATATAATGCTGAAATGCGAAATACAGACATAAAAAACAGAGCAAAGCTAAGATCGGCTTTACAAATGGTTTGAGGATAACTAAGGCATTCATGCTGCTTTTCGCTCCCCATAGATCGGTTCTAGATGATCCCATTCTTTCTGGAACTTCGCCTGATAGCCTAGTTTTTTATAGCTTTGGCCATTGTACAGGGTGAATACAGCTTCCCAGTTTTCTGCACGCAGCGCATCAAGAAGTGCAACTTTTTTGCCATTTACGGTACCGGTTTTCCATTCAATAAAACGGATAAAGGCTTCCAGCTGTAGGGATTCATTGGCCTGCATCTGTTCTACAAATTCAAATACCGAGCTATAACCGAGTTCTTTCCAGTTTTCGCCCATGATCTGGAATTGACCCCAGCTACATGACATTAAAGCTGCTTCCGGACAGATATTCTTTGCCAGGCTTAAACGTGTGTATTCAGCTTCATTGCCTTTATAGCCACCGGTGGCAGTATTGACCAGGTTGGGGAACTGTTTCATTTGGGCATTGGCAAATGTTTTACCTTTGAGCTGCACCAGGTAGTGATACATGCGGTGACGTTCAAACAGGATTTTGGCCTTGCCATTTTTCAGGAAACCGACACCACGACCTTCAGTTGCACCAAATACCCGGATGGCCAGTTCAGAAACATTTAGGCGTTTTGCAGCTGCTGTGTAGTCACTGTCTTTTAAAAATTTAGAAACGTTTTGGCCAGCCAGTGCTGCCCGTGTTTTATCCCCGACTTTGCCGTCAGCCAGAATTCCGACACTTTTCTGAAACTGCAGTACTGCATATTCAGTATTGGTACCAAAGTCGCCATCCGGCTTTAAGGCTTTGCCATCTTTGGCTTTAAAACCCAGGATGATGAGTTGCTTTTGTATGCTGACGACAGCATCGCCACGGGCACCAAATTTAATAATCATGCCGGACTCCAGATCAGTTTGGCCACATTGCCTTTGGTTTTATAGATAAGTACAGCCAGCAGCGCAGCAAAGAATGCATCCCAGATGGTGACCGGATCTTTAAAAAACAGGATGTGTACGGTTTGCCCCATACATGCAGCAATGAGCATGGCAGCAAGCCATGCATAGCCACGGTGAAAGTCTGATCCGTTGCGGTTGTAACAAATGATGCGAAATGCACAGAACAGATATGCAATCAGGGCAATAAACTGGAATAGATGTTCAATCATGAGGATCCCCCATTTCTAAATGCTTTCCACATTTCAGATAACTTGGTTTTCTTCACCCAATCCACGGCTTTAACCAAGATAAAAAGTGAAAATGTTGATGTGATTAAGGCAGCCGTTGCATCACTGGTAATCATGGTTCTGCTGGTAATTTCTGGTGCAAGCAGATATCCAATGCCGGTTGATAAGAGCATGGTACGAAGACGCTGCCAGCCATTTAAGTCTTTTTCATAAGTGGCAATGAAAGCTGCTCCGAGCACTGCCCCAAGCATCGCGTCCCCATTAATAAAAGGGAGGAATGCGATTGCACTTAATCCAGCAACTGTTGCTGTTGTGGTTGGTTCTGCCATATTTTTATTAATCCCATAGCTGGATGGTTTGTTTAATTTGTTGTGATGTTTCGATATCTGGCAGAAAGACTTCAGTGCCCATGGGGAGAAAAGGTCCAAGCGCAGCAAGTTCTGGATTGGCTTCAAGTACTTTTTCTACCACTCCGGAACTTCTGCCATATTCTCTCCAGCAAATCGCATCGACGGTGTCGTATTGCAGAGCATTGATGGTTTTGGCCATAAGTCATCTATTCCTTACAATCCAAGCTTTCTTCAATTCGGATTTCACACTCATATAATGTCGGATTAATACCTTGTGAATTTGGTACGATTCTGGATTCCGCTTTTAAGTAACTGTGGGTCAGATCAAGACCTAGTTCTGTTGCTACTTTTTCAAGTGCAAGTCGCTCTAATTCACGTTGTTCAAATCTGTAGGTATGTGTACGCTTATGGGTCTCGACCGATGAGATTTTCATTTTCATATCAATTCCACCACGGTATGGTTTTCACCCAGTAATTGCTGAATGGCCCATTGCTTGTTCCGTCTGTAGTCGTCGACGGTGCATTCTGCCTGTTCGGCCTTTTTTGCACCTGAATTTGAACTGTCATAATTACGGTAGTTCTCGTTCACTTTGGCTGCGACACCATTGGCCACTGCAGACAGATACAGATAATCGGTTTCTGGTTGATCGTTAATTTGAGTCGTTGATAAATCGGATAGTTGAGCTGCCTGGTCTTTTAAACTTTTGAGCAGTCGATTGACGTCGATGACTTCTTCAATGATGACTTGCTGGAGCCTGGCATCTGTGACTGCCCCATCGATTCTGACGACTTCACGGATGTGATCCAGAACAACATCCGGATAAAACGGGTCACTCTTGATGATGACCTGGCTTGGTGTGTTATTGCCATTTGCGATAAACCCCATGATGTCCCCTGCCGTTGTTTTTATTGAATATTTAGTGCACGGGTGGGAACAATGGTTTTAATGAGTATTACAATGTAATGACATCACCATTGTTCGCCCATGCGGTGCGTGGGCACTCGGTTAATCCGCTTTTTGATCCGTTTCTTTTTGATCATTTGCGGGTTGTGAACTATCAGCATTCGCTGATGATTCGGTTTGTTCGACTTGCTGCGGTACAAACTTTTTCAACAATGTTTCCACTGTTTTTAAATCCTGTTTACCACCACACTTTTCATCTAGTTCAATTGCCCGTTCAAGATAAGCCTGGGCATCTTGAGCAAATGCAAGATCGGACTGACTAGGTTCATCTTTACTTTCGATCAATTTGATTTTGGCTTTACCCAGCGCGACAAAAAGTTTTGCTTTGACCTGGTCTGGCATATCCAAAACTTTGGCATCGATATCCGTTCGAATAACAATTTTTTCGAGCTGCTGAAGTACTGCGATATCAACTTCTGCATTGGTCTTGAGCTGTTTCAAAAATGCATTGGCGATTTCTTCCGTCACCAAAGTTGCAGTTTTACGTTCAAAGCGGTCCGGCATGATCATGTTATGCACAAGTGCAAACTCAGCCATTTCTAAAGCTTTGGCATAATTTTCAACATCAATACACCAGACCAGAACGGTCATGAATACAACGTCTTGAACAGATTTATTGGCTTCAATAATTCCGTCTATATACGGTAAATATGTTGGTACCAATGCTTTTTTAAGCTGGATTTTCGCTTCAGTAGACTGGATCTGCTTTAAGCGGTGGCGGTCATTATTGAGCTGGGCAAGCTGCAATTCATAAAAGGACTGCTCTTGCATGGTGCCGAATTCAGCAGCCGTTTCGGCTGCTGCTTTAGCACTGTGTTTCATGAAATGTTGACGTGCTAATGACATAGGCTTACACCGATTCGATGTTTTCTGCTAATGCAGCAAGGCCTAGATCTTCAATGTAGTAATCTTCATTTGAAGATTCATAGTTTTCGATCTGGTCACGTTTCGGGTTGTCGATGACAGTACGACGACGAGCACCTTCCTGGACGTAAATTGACAGGTTGTCGAAAGTCGTTACTAGGATGGTACCCTCAGGGAAGAATGGCACTGCATAAACAGGCAAGTTCCCCATACGTTTTTGACTAATGATGAGGTCAGCTGCCAGTTTTTCAGAGTTATCCTGCTCTTTGTTGACCAGAGGGAAATACTTGTCTGAAACTGTTTTACGGTTACACAGTACAACCAGATCCGGATTGTCCTGGTGAACTTCATCAATCAGTTCACTGACCATATCCATGACTAAGGCATCGACATTGTGATAGTCACCAGTTGCGCCAATGGTAATTTTTCCTACTGTTGCACCAGATGACATGACACGCGCAGCGTTTTCTTCACGCATTTTTTGCAGCCAGCCCTTGTTGACGTCCTGCAATTTAGGATTGGCCACAATATCTGTGCTAGTTGCAATAGAAGTACCATTGAAACCGATCATGATACGGTCAAGACCTTGACGCTTTTGGATCTGACCTGAGAAGCGAGCATAAAAATCTTGGAACTTCGCCCATTGGTCTAATTTTGCGTATTTAATCGCTGTATCAAAATTGGTTTGACGACAGAAATAGAAACGCTCATCCATAGATGTCGGATCGGTTGCTTGGCGGTCGGTATTATTAGTATTTGTGCGTGATGCAATTGGACGACTAATACCTAAACCAACTGCTGAACCTGACTGCTCTTGCACCAAGAAAATATTAATTTTCTGTAAGAAGGCAGAAGACAGCTGGATTTTATCTTCAAGCTTTTGTTGAACGGATGGCGTTACATTGAACTTTTGAGAAACTTTTTCAACATTGTTCAGTTTCGCCAACTGTGCCATTGCAGCGTTATATTTAAAACGTGTTTCGTTACGCATGATATGTACTCTTTTTAATTTGGGTATGGGTTAGCGAACTGGGTTAGCAATCAACAACTTCATTGAAATTAGAATTGCCAGATTTAGGACGTGGGTCAGTATCCGGTTCACTATCCAGCTTGCTTTTCAATTCGTTGAAGTCTTGTTTGAGCTGCTCATGCTCGGTATTTAAGGTATTGAAATCATTCTCAAGTTTTGAAACAGCTTGGCCTTGGTTTGCTGTTTCCTGAGCGATTTCAACAATGGCTTGTTCTTGTTCAGAAAAAGATTCCGCAGACTTCTTCTCTGTTTGTTCTTGTTTTGAGAATAGTTTTTTGACTTTATCTAGTAAGCCTGCGGAATAGGATTGCGGCTCTTTCACTTCTTCAAATTCGAGAGTGACTTCTTGAGCTGCAGTAAACAGGTTTTCTGGACGTTGCTTTTTGTCAGCAAATGGATTTACTTTTGCACCGGCTGCGAACTGAAGCATTTCGGTACCCAATGATGCCGGGCTGTCAGTTACGGCAAGACCAATAAGATATGCTGAACCTTTATTGGCAAAATTTTCATCAACTTCGATTGATGTATAGACTTTTTGTTTTTTCTTATTCAGTTCGATCAGACTTTGCGTCGGTTCGATCTGTGCAAACAGTGCATCTTTTTCTTCACCATCAATAGTGACTTTTTCAGTTTTTAATGCCAGGACATCACCATAAGCACCAAAAATACCGTCAGGAAAAACGCTACGGAAATGCTCAATATTGATACGAGCACCATAGGTGTCTGGATTATAGTTTTGCGCCATTTGGATAATCCAATCGGCTTGAATTTCACGACCGTCGGTCGTGTCACCCGCTACAGCAATACGAAACCATTTCGATTTGTATTTCTTGTCTTTGTTGTCTTTGCTCATTTGCAAACCTATTCGTTAATTATGAACGGATAAAAATCACGATTTTGAATAGGTGCAGAATGGGCAATGATGAGTAATACAGGCAATTGGAAGCTGTTGTATTAAGGCTTTTTACAACTTGGTCAGACTGATAATTAAGCCTTGTACTGCCAATGTTTGCACATTAAAGCAAACAGCAAATGGCAATGAATGACCTATCCCCTATAGCAAATTTGCATCTGATTATGGACAACAAACTTAAAGCCAAGTTCTTGTATTGGCTTGGGTGGAAGATTGTCGATATTGCAGAAGTACTCAATGAAAATGAACGTACAGTTCAGGCATGGAAAACACGTGAAGACTGGGAAAAAGAGAAACCCGAAAATCGTGTCGAGAATGCCCTGTCTCTACGTTTAATGATGCTCATTCTTAAAAATAAAAAGACATCTGGCGACATTAAAGAAATTGATGTGTTGATGCGGGCTTATAAAGAGTTTGCCCGAATTGAAAAATATCGCAACGATGGTACCGAAGCTGATCTGAACCCAGAGATCCGCAAGCGTAATACAGCACCACGTAAAAAAGTTCCAAATTCGTTTACTGAAGAAGACATTGAAAATCTAGTCATTGTCTTTGAAGAAGGTCTATTTGAGTACCAATGGAATTGGTACCGAGCCATTGATCAACGTTCACGTGTAATTTTAAAAAGCCGGCAGATTGGTGCCACTTATTACTTTGCCAGGGAAGCTCTGATTGATGCCTTAAAAACTGGACGAAATCAGATTTTCCTATCTGCTTCAAAAGCCCAGGCACATATTTTCAAACATTACATTAAAGCCTTTGCAGCAGATGTTTGCGGTGTTGAACTGACTGGGGATCCTATTGTCCTTCCGAATGGTGCTGAACTTTTATTCCTGGGAACAAACTACCGTACTGCCCAGGGCCATCACGGTAATTTCTATTTCGATGAATTTTTCTGGACTCATGGATTCAATGAGCTGGAAAAAGTTGCATCGGCAATGGCCCTGCATAAAAAGTGGCGTAAAACCTACTTTTCTACTCCTTCTACAATTACCCATGAAGCATACAGTTTCTGGACAGGTGCGAGATTTAATAAAGGTCGACCAAAGGATAAACAAGTCAAAATTGATGTATCGCATGATTCATTAAAAAAAGGCCGGATCTGCGAAGACAAAATCTGGCGTCAGATTGTCACCATCCTGGATGCTGAAGAAGGCGGATGTGATTTATTTAATATTGATGACCTTCGTTTTGAATACTCTGCAGAAGACTTCCAGAACTTATTGATGTGCGAGTTTGTGGATGATGGCCAATCCATGTTCCCACTCAATATGCTGATGCATTGCATGGTCGACAGTTTGGAACTTTGGTCAGATTTCAAAATATGGCATACACGTCCATTTGCAAACAAGTCTGTCTGGGTTGGATATGATCCGGCTTTAAGTGGGGACAATGCCGGGCTAGTAGCACTTGCTCCGCCAGCTGTTGCCGGTGGTAAGTTCCGAGTCCTGGAACGTCATCAGTTTAAAGGCGATGACTTTGCTCAACAAGCTGAACATATTCGCAGCATCACTAAACGTTACAACGTCACATATATCGGGATTGATACGACAGGTATGGGGGTTGGTGTCGCAGAGCTGGTGCGACAATTCTTCCCTGCAGTTCATGCATTTAAGTATTCACCAGAAGTTAAGGCCCAGCTCGTCTATAAAACATTAGATGTCATCCGCAATGGACGACTTGAATACGACGCTGGCGATAAGGATCTGACTCAGTCGCTCATGAGTATCAAAAAGACAATCACTGCCAGTCAGAAACAAATCACTTTTACTGCAGGACGATCAGAAGAAACTGGACACGCGGATCTCGCTTGGGCACTCATGCATGCCATTTATAACGAACCACTTGCAGGAATTACCGAAACAAATACATCCATGGTGGAGATCTATTCATGAACCTATTTTCAAACGCTAAAAGTTTGATGAACTCAGCATTAAGCTATTTACCACAACCCATGCAGCAAACCCTGCCCCAAAGAGCCGAAGCCTTTTCCTTTGGTGATGCTGTACCAGTACTGGATGGACATGATTTATCGAATTATATGGAGTGTTGGTTCAATGGTCGGTGGTATGAACCTCAAGTGAGCCTTGAAGGTCTTTCGAAAAGTTATAAGGCTACACCCTATTTGAGCAGTGGCATTATTTTCAAACGAAACTTTTTGGCTAATTTATTTGTCCCACATGCCAAAATGAGTCGAAAAGCATTTGAGCAAGTTGCATTAGACTTTATCTGGTGTGGCAATACCTATGTTGAGGATGTTCAATCACGTTTAAAAAATACGATTGAATATAAGCCTGCCCTTGCAAAATACACACGTGCAGGCGAGTTCAATGGTCAATATTTCTATTTGAATAACAGCCACAAGGGATATGTTGAACATGAATTTCCACAAGACCGAATTTGCCATATTCGAGAAACAGATATTGATCAAGAAATCTATGGAACGCCTGAATATATCTCAGCCTTACAAAGTGCATGGCTAAATGAATCGGCTACGCTCTTTCGTCGCAAGTATTATAACAATGGATCTCATGCAGGATTTATTCTTTACGTGAGTGACCCTGCCTCAGATCCGAATGACATTACTGCATTACGAACTGCCTTAAAGGAAAGTAAGGGACCAGGAAACTTTAGAAATTTATTCTATTACAGTCCGAATGGACAAAAAGATGGGATTCAAGTCATCCCAACTTCTGAGATTGCTGCAAAGGATGACTTCACCAATATTAAATCTATCACGCGAGATGACACCTTAGCTGCGTTACGTATTCCACCTCAATTGATGGGTATCGTTCCGAGTAATGCGGGTGGCTTTGGTGATATCAAATCGGCAACTGAAGTTTTCTATCACAATGAAATTATTCCATTGCAATCTCGGCTGCTTCAATTCAATGAATGGGCTGGTGATGAAGTGATTAAGTTTAATAAATATGGATTAATCCAAACAAAATAAGTAATCACCAAATAATTAAAGCCTGCATGGTTAATGAGACCATGCAGGCTTTTTTATATTTTCAAATAAAATCACACAAATGAGAACAATTCCCATCTATATCCACCCCCACCCAGAGCCGCGCAGTTGCCCCACCCCACCTGCGCTCTCTAAATGTGGCTGTTTTACTGCAAACTCAGGATAAAACGAACCTGCGCGAAATGAGCGCTATTACACGGGGCTTTCAACAAGAAGGCTAGAAAACTAATACTGCATTTCACTACAAAGGAACACATTTGAAGAAAACTAGAAAAACTGACCCAAATGACAAAAGAACATTCAAATCTACTAATTGAAGACCAGCACATTCCCATTACCTGATAACAGAATTAAGCATACAGATATGTTCTTTTAGAGCTGATGGCTGAGATATGAAGTAATAAAGTAATAACAAACCTTAAGATATTGAATTTAAATAAAATAAATCATTACCTCAAAAGGTAATTTTTTGTAATTTTCGAAGTAATATTTTTTAAGTATTTGATTTTATTGACACTGATTTTGGCTTGATCTAACTTTTTTTCACAGCAATAAATTACTTGGATATTACTTCTAAATTACTTATGAAAAGACATATAAGATATTGAAATTAATTGATTAAATTATAAATATTACTTTATTACTTAAAATTTTAGATACCCCATAACTTTTTTTTGATTATCAAAAAACTAGGGTTTTGAATATTTTTCACACGGAACTAAAAAAAAATCTGGGAATGAGATGGGGATAGGAAAGTGATCTAAAGAGATGCTTGCATGTAAGGTAATAAGAGAAAACTTACATTTAAATCTGTTAGCTTGAATGCTTAACTTTGAGAAATTCTTATTAAAATCAAGAATATGGTCGGAGCAGTAGGATTCGAACCTACGACCCCCTGGTCCCAAACCAGGTGCACTACCAGGCTGTGCTATGCTCCGAAATTGGGGTGAATGACGGGATTCGA